GTGAAATCGAAATCGAAGAAATCCAAGAAGGATGAAGACGAGGATGACTTCGATGATGAGGACGAGGAAGATGATGAGGCCGAAGAGGACGATGAGCCCAAGTCTAAGAAATCCAAGAAGTCTAAGGCTAAGTCTAAAAAGTCCAAGGATGAAGACGAGGACGAAGAAGAGGAAGAGGAAGACGATGATGACCTAGACGATGAATTCGACGAGGATGAGGACGAAGAGGAGTCCAAGCCCAAGAAGAAGTCAAAGAAAAAGAAGTCTAAGCGTTAATCGATGAGCCCGACCTGGAGTGATCCTCGTCGGGCCCTTTTGTTTTAAGGGACAAATTATGCCTAAGAAAGACAAAGCCAAGAAGGACAAAGAGAAGAAGCCTAAGTTTGACATAGCCTCTATCTATAACGAGGACATGGATACTATAGCTCGACGCCAAGGTGTTGAGAGTTCTTCCTTAGACGCAGGGCCCGCTATGAGCACAGGTTTGCTCTGCCTTGACCTTCAGTTGGGTGGTGGTATTCGGGCTGCTATGTACACGACAGCTGGTGCAGAGCAGTCGGCCAAGACTACTACAGCATTGACCATCATGGCTTCGGCAATCAAACAGGTCATACCTCTGATTGAACTTTGGGACTATGAGGGCTCAACCAAGAACTCTAAGAGGTATGTTCACTCCATTATCAAAGGTGCAGGGGTCAAGATCACCAATGACGAACTGTTCGGTAAACGCGATGAGAAGACAGGTAAGTGGGTAATAAGACCACGTGTTCGATACCACTCTGTCAGTGTTGGCGAAAAGTTCTTCGACTATGTATCGGAAGTGCTTCGTAAACTACCAGATAAAAAATACATCAACAAGAAGTGGTGGCTGGTATTTGAGGATAACAAAATCAACAAAGCCAAATACGGTGAGTATGCAGACGATACTATGCCTAGGCGATATGGTAAAGGTATTTGGCTTGAAGCCCCTGATGATAAACTGCAGGGCATTGTGTTCGTGGACTCGTATCCTGCTATGAACTCTACGGCCAATGACGAAGAGGACGCAAACAATGGCTTGGCTTTGCAAGCCCGTATGTTCTCTAAGCACCTGCCTCGCATTAAGGGTCGTCTTGCGGAGAAGATGGTAGCTTTGGTTGGCGTCAATCAACTGCGGGCTATACCGATGGCTATGTATGGCCCTAAAGAGGCAGAACCTGGTGGTAATGCTCTGAAATATAACTCTGATGCCCGTCTCCGCAATACCGGTCGTAACTCAAATCAACCTCTGTGGCCTAAGAAGTTCAACAAGGAGCACCTGGAAGAAGAGCGCTCCGTAGAATTTGATGGCAAAGACCAATACCGATATATCCACAGTAAGGCCGTCAAGAACAAGTTGTGGACACCTGGTCGCCAAGCATGGTACAGGCTATGGCATGAAGACGGTTCAGGCATGGCACGGGGCTTCGATCCCTTTTGGGATACCTTGTATTACTTACGCCAGACAGGTCAATTGACTGGTAAAGGCCGGGATAAGCTTACTCTTAATCTTGAAGGCGTAGGCAAAGCCAAAGCCTTAACGTGGGGTGAGTATAAGGCTTGGGTATTGGGTGACAAGGAAATGATGATCAAGATATCCAAGAAAGCGGGCTTCAAGCCTATGTCCCTCCGCTCCTACTGCTTCAAGCAGATGGCAGATGGCACCGCTGAACGGTTGTATGTAGCCTTCAAGGGCGAAGTAGACACTGAGGAGTAATGAATGGAATCCGTAGATTTAGTTTTAACCGATGTTGAAGGGGAGGCTGCTGCGGATTCCCTCTTAGCCTCTCTGTCTAACATAGCATTTGCGGTACCAAGGACACCAGTCAAGACCAAGAGCAAGCGTAAGTCCAAGTTCTTTTTCAGGCTTAAAAGTCTTTCAGAAGAAGTGCAAGAGAGGGCCGAGCAATTCACTCCCAAGGTAATGGAACACATTGATGCCGCTGTTGAAGGGCGTCTAAAGGACTATAAGAAGGAGTTGCCGCCTGAATTGAGTACCCACATAGACCGGGTTCGAGAATTCTTTCTAACTGAATTAGGGCCCAAAACATTAGCGGGTGTAGCGGGTGCCGCGCAGGCTAAGGACATAGTGCAGAAGATGCTGGGTACCGAAGTTGATCCAGGGACTTTCGTTCGGTATGAGCGTATGATGAACACGGCAGTTAATGTATCTATGGCTCGATTCATTGTGGACTACCTCGGGTTACCCAAGAAGGTAGCAAGTCACCTGATATCTGAATTACAGCCCAAACCCATAATACTGCCCGTACCTGAGGGACCTCGACACGGAAACGATCCAAGGGCCAAGAAGGGGACCCCAAATGTCTAAAATGAAGAACAAGGCTCTGGTCCACTCGCTATTTCCAGAGCTAACTAGTACCGAAGACTTGCAAGCTTTAGACAATTGGGAATCGAAGACCAAGAAGAAAAAGAAGAAATCGATTATTCTGCCTGAGCCCGAACCTCAGTTTGCCGAGGACTTTGATATAAAAGCCTTGATGGACTCGGCAGAAGATCCTATAACGGGTGTTCTTCGTGATCTCAAGATCGATGACCGTGATTTGCCGTTAGCCAAGAACTACTATGACTTTTGCTTCAATATCATAGGTAAGGATAGCAATCCTCCTTGGGCTCGGCAGCTGTGGACCGGTGCTATGCTCTTCGGGGAGGTTTGCCCTAAATGTAGTAATCCAAAATGGCTGGATGTCGAGAATGTTCCGAAGGAATACAGAAGCAAGGACATGCCAGAGCACCTGCAGTTCTTGGAGAATGGAAAGTGCCCCAAATGTAAGACAGGTAAGCATGAGCTGATAGTCAAGCACAACCTAAGGAACTACCAAGAACTGACCCTGTGTTGGGGTCAGCGATCAGGTAAATCGGAAACCGCCGCTAACCTAGGGTCGTACCAGACACATAGATACCTGAAGTTCCCCAAGCTGTCCTCGATGTCGCAGGCGCTTCAAGCATCTACACCATTGACCTGCACCTTCGTATCCCTAACCTTTAATAAAGCCTTCAGCCTTCTGTGGACCCCTTTTAATAATAAGATTAGTAGCTCTAGTTGGTTCCAAGAATACCATGCTATGCTTGATTACTATGGTACTAAGTATGGACAAGAATTGTATCGTAAAAAAGATGTGTTCCTCAAATATCACCATAAAGGTCTGCATTTATATCCTAGTCACCCTAACGGCCCTATCCTCCGTGGTGATACTCGCTTTGCTGCATTCATCGACGAATTGGGCCTCTTTCCCTTACCCTCCGGAAAAGACGATGAAGACGAGCAATCAGAGCGCGCCAACTCCGACGAGGCCCACAAGTCGCTGACCAACAGCTTGACTACCGTGCAGGCTGTATCAGAGCAGCTCATGAAACGTGGTTACAACTCTGTACCTGGCGCACTAATGGTTGGTGTATCATCGCCTATGTCTGAACGTGATAAGGTCATGCGTCTCCTGAAGGAGTCCCGCACCGAACTGGGATCGAAGAACATATTGGGTATTCAGTTGCCTACCTGGGAAGTCAATCCCTACATCGAGCGCACCACACCTATCATTGCCTTGGCCTACGAGCGTAATCCTGAAAAGGCGGAGCGTGACTTTGGAGCCAATCCACCACGGGTACACTCTACCTATATTAAGAGAAATCTCGTTGAGAGCGGAATCTTTGTTGGCAAACCTAATTCACATATTTTGGTCCACCAGTTTGACCAACCGGGTGAGATACACGGTAAGCTGGAGCGCTTAAACAACCATCAGTTCCCGACGGTTCTGTCCATCGATGCAGGCTTCACCAACAATGCCTTTGCGGTGGCTTCTACATACTTCGATTTCAATACAGGCAAGACGGTTGTGGACTGTGTGTTGGAAATAGTGCCACAGCAGGGACGAACCATCAACTTCAATATGGTATACCAGCATGTGCTTTTACCGTTGGCCAAGAATACCAATTGCGCTGTAATGCTGGCTGACCGGTGGAATAGTCTGGATCACCTTCACAGAATGAAGGACGATCGTGGTCTACATCCTACAACTCAAAAGCCGATAACGGTTACCAAACAGTATTCGTGTAAACGTAAGGACTTCGATTTTGTGGTCCAGCTTATGGCCGATAAGAGTCTCGTATTGCCCGTAATCTCCAAAGAAGATCAACGGTTGGTCCTAGATATAGGTGTCGAGAATTTCAAGACGGAACTCGTCAATAAACCTGTTGCTCACTTGATGCTGCAATTGGTTACCATAAAGGACGTCAATTCGTCTAGGCCGCCAGAGAAGGGTGAAGGGTACACTGATGATATGGCACGAGCCATGGTCCTAGGCGTGTCTAAACTCCACGAACCCAAAGTCATGGAAATCCTGAAGGAATGGAAGCCGTCTTCAGGCCCAACCAGCCTTAATTCGCCTATGCCTATATACATCAGCAGAGGTGGTGGAGGTTTCCCGCGAATACGGTAACTGCAATTTTATTGCATGATTGTGGGGTAAACCATGAAGAAAAAACCACGAAAGCCTAATGCAGAATACAAACTCAAACCTGCTGACCTTAGCTTAACAACCCGACGGGTTCTATCTTTGGATCCTGGGTCCAGAAACATGGGAATCTCCTGTGTGGGTGTGGACAAGAAGGACAGAATTCAGGTATTGGCTAACTCTATACTGACTAACCCTATCACACACCTTACCTCGGGATTCCATGCTTCCCTTTTGGTTTATCTTAAGGAGGTCGATAGGTGGGTCAGAATGTACCAGCCCCATGGCTTAGTGATGGAGCGATTTCAAACCCGAGGCACAGGCGGCCCCTTGATCGAACTTGTTTCAGTTATGATCGGATCCATATGTACGGCCTACAAACATTTGCCTTGCAAGATGATTGTGGCTTCTCAGTGGAAGAATCAGTTTCACCGCCGATTTGAGCATGAGTTGGATGCCATATACAGAGAGCTATTGGTTACACCACACCAACTGGATTCCTCTCTTATCGGATGTTATGGACTAGAGGCAGGTTTGCGCAGAGAACTTCGGTACAGCCCAGAGTCTATTGTTAGGAAGGTAGAGGCTTCCAGTTTGCTGCCCTTACGTAATAGGAGAATCAAATGAAGTTACCACAAGCTTGGACCAAAGTGGCGGCCCATGTTGGCGAACAGAAACCTACGCCAGTGACTGCTCGGGTAGACATGAGTGCTGAAGTAGCAGGCGCTGGTCTGTGCCCGGATTGCAAGCGCCCTATGGGGACGGGTTATGCTAATGGCCACGAAACCTATGTGTGCCACGCTGATCGTATTTCAATCCCCAAACCAGACGTGGTAGAAGGCGGACCTCTACCTACCACATTCGTACCATCATGAAAACTAAGGCGAAAGGCGGCGTAGTCAAAGATATTCGAGTAAAGCCCAAGATGCTTCCTGCGCCTGTCGAGAAAGGGGAGCCGTCCGATAGCAAGGTATCCAAGCTTAACACCAAAAATATGCGGTCCATATTTGGTGATAACGCGGAGAAGATTCTTCAGCTTCTGGATACCAACGAAACGGATACCGCTGTTCAACTGATATACAAGAAGGCTTTATCCAGCTTGGTCGATCTTCTGCCATATGCTGAACATGCGGTACGGAAATCAAAGGGTGCCCGTGGTGTCTACCAAATCAACTCCCTGATATCCAGCATGCGGGAGCTAATGGTCGATATTCAGTCAGCTCAAGATAGAGGTATGTTGGGAGAAGCGCTGGTCGATAAGGTCATACGGCCTGCTTACTCTGATTTAGCCAATGCTATTGTTAGAGAGTACAGCACCATAGCGACCGACGCTAAGAACTTGATACCTGAGAAGGACTGGCCGGAATTCAGTACGGCTCTTCGAGAAAGCAGGAGCCGTCTAGCTGACTCGATAAATAAACAATACCGTCAGGTCAAAGACGAGACCACCAGTTATTTGCAGAGGTAACTATGATCAGGAATATTTGCAGTAGGATTATTGCTTCTGTGGCTACCGAAATGTCGACCCTAAGCGAATTTCTGGGTTTCGATTTGAATCCGGCACAAGAGGCAAAGAAGGGCTTTCGTTTGACTACCAAACAGAATCTGAAGCTGTTGCCTCAATTGATCAAGAAGCATGGGGCACCTGATATATGGACTACAAAAGGCACTTTAGTGCATAGGGTATGGAATGTAGGTAGCGATAAGGTAGCTGTCGAGTACGACTCCGATGGTTCCCCTGCTTTGGTCTACCTTGTTCCCTAATGGATGCCGAACACATAAGGCAGATAGTGGCCAAATATTTCACTGATAAACTGTGGGCCGTTCATTTTGAGGTCGGCATAGTTAAAAGTGGGCGGCTACGGGTGGACGTGTTGGCAACTAATATGCGGAGTGAAATCGTTATCGTAGAAATCAAATCCTCGGTCGCCGATTTTAAGGCCGACAAGAAGATGGGTCTCTACGCTAAATATTGCGATAAGCTTTACCTAGCTATGTCAGAAGAAGTGTATGCCAAGGTCAAGCATCTGGTACCCAAAGGGATTGGTGTATTCCTTGTAGGCAGGGTCACTATGCGGAACAAGAAGCGGGCCACTATTAATGAGATAAAGCGCTCTGTACGCTTAAACGTGATAACTCGAATGGCATATAGGTCAGCTTCGGCAACAAGAGGTAAACGAAAGAACAAGGAAGCGAGGCCTCAATTTTTAGCCAAGCTCGCAGTTGATTCTTTATATGACTGCGGTGATCTACCCAATAGGATGTCGGCTAGGCATATAGTAGCTGAGTCCATCAAACGGTATGTATAGGAAGAACCATGTTTCCACGCAATAAAGTAACTGGGGTAGTTGGCGGCAAGATTCAGACCGCTCCAAACCAAGGCCTATCTGTAGGGGCTCGTGCTGCAAGGCCAGAGCCGCCGAAGCCGGTTAATGCATCGATGGGTGGTTTTGGCGGCTTCGGCGGATATGGAGGTGGTGCTCACTCTATGAGCATCAATACTTCATGGGCTTCCAATTACCAGTATTACATGACGGGCTTGATCCCGGCTGACCCTGGGTATACTGACTCGTCCAATCTGGCTCTGTTTTACAGGGACTGCTATTTGTTCGACAATGTGGCTGGTTCTGCTGTCGATATCCAGTCAACATTCCCATTCTCTGATTATGATCTTCGTGGTCTGCCTGAACCTGATCTAGACATTTATAAGCATGCGCTAGACCAGCTCAATATACTGCGCATGCTTCCGGAGATATCTACGGCTTATCTAGTCGATGGTTTCTTCTGTGGCTCGTTGGTCTACGATGAAAAAGCCCGTAAGTTTATGGACACCCTGATATACGATGCGCTACAGTGCACCGTTATACCGACCTCGTTCTTTAACTTGATGCCTGAAATTCATGTGCAGACTGGTCAGGCAACCCAATCGTTTTTAGCTTCCAATTCTCCATACTCCAGGCAGTACAAGGCATCGCTTCCCCGTGAATTCACGCAGATGCTACAACAAGGGACCTTCATCCTTAATCCTGTGTCCACGTTGTTCGTTGCAAGACGAAGCTTGCCGGACCGGGCTTACGTATCGTTCTTGCACAGAATTCTGCCGATGTATCTGATCGAAAAGACGATGTTCAGGGGTACGTTGGTTGAGGCCCAGCGTAGGCAAAGGGCAATGACGCACATTACAGCAGGTGATGATGTGTGGACGCCTACTGGTGAAGAGCTGCAAGCCTACGTGAATATGTTCCAATCCGCAGAGTCGGATCCCCTAGGTGGCTGGATTGCTACACGTGGTGCAGTGCAATCGACGGACATTCGCCCGGGTGGGGACTTCTGGAAGTGGACTGATATGGCCGATGTTCTGGTGCCCTATAAGATGCGGGCACTGGGTATGAGTGAGGCACTCCTAAGTGGTGACGCTAGTTTTGCCGCCGCAGAATCAGCGTATTCCACGTTCCTGGAGACTATGAACTCTTATCGTCAACACCTTACACATTCTATATTCTACTCTACCTTGTTCCCGTTGATTGCGGTCTCAAACAATCTATATAAGGACAGTGCCAATAAAGTGAAGAGGGGGCAAATATCCGAGTATCTTCTGAATTCTACTAACCGTAGCAATCTCAAGATACCTCAGTTGATGTGGCATAAATCTTTAGAAGCCAAAGGTGAAGAGAATACTTTTGAGCTTCTGGAGCAGGCTTCAGAAAAAGGTGTTCCAGTACCTCTAAAGAACTGGATGGCTGCTGCGGGATTAGACAGCGATACATTACTAAAGGACCTCAAGGAAGATGCTGCTCTAAGAAAACAATTAGAGCAGTTCACAGGCAAAGACACTAGCCATGAAGGTGAAGATGCAATAGGTGAAGACCTTGAAGCCCATTTACGTGCGAGGCTTACTGCTCAATCGATAAACAGTGGTGCCCGTACTCGTAAGCCGCTGTTGTCCCGCAAGTTTGGTGATCCTGAGGCATATTCAGTAAGTAAGAGTGGTAATAAGAAACACCACGTTATTAATCAACGGGCGGCAGTTCGTGATCAGAACGCACGAATCGCAAAGATAGCGGCTCGTGCAGAGGTCGATCCTGAATACCGTAGAGAACTAGCTAAGAGGAACATGGATAAATTCGGTACCACAAAATTGCCCATTCATTCTGACATAGGATTGAAATAATATGTATTCGTTTTTAGTTGCTCGAATCAAGCCCGCAGATAATTACCAATTCTTTACCTATGAGGGGAAACGTCCTGTACCGCTTGATTTCAGAGGTAAAGAGATACTGGTCACTAAAGGCCAGAAGTTCGGTGTACGTAAATCGGCCAACAAAAAGGCAATACGCCTAATACTGGACGACGATGTAAACCGCGTGTTCACGATCTCGCTGGACCAAGCCAGAGACTTGGCCAAACATGTGTAGGGCTTATCATGAAAAACTACTGCTTCGGCATCGTATGGGATAACTATACGCCTGCTGTAGAGGGTCAAATAGTAAGGGATATTATTGCACTTCAGCAGTTACCGAGGTGCAATTTAATGGTAGCCGTATTGAATGGTGCAGCTAATCGAACTTTAGAGGCCCTGCGTGTTCAACCATGTCCCTTGCAGTCTCTGGCGGACCTATGGATAGTATATCGCACAGGTCCAGAACACGTAGAGCCACCCGAACATGCTGTGACTGTTATCGAGCGCGATCTCTATCAAGAGACAACCGACAGAGGTGGTTTATCAGATGCTGATCATGGCGGTTATTTCTTGGCTCCTCAGGGAAGACCAGGTAGATCGTCATCGTTGATAAACAGGCCACCACCCAACCATAGTGGCATGACTGACCCTATAGTGCTGTACTTGTGGGGCAATTAAACTAGTTCTTCCGGGGAGCCAAACTCCCCTTTACCCGTGAGCAAGGCTGGCTCATGAGGATCCAATAGTCAGCCTTTGTCGCGGATTCATTAGGAATTCGCCAACATGAGCCTTTTAAACGATATTCTCGGTCAGGCAAAGAAACAGATCAAGAACAATACGCAGAGTGTGCCTAAGAATGTTAGGACCTCAACAGTAAATAGCAACAACACAGCGAAACGTGACGTTAGCCAAGCCGTAAACAGGTCCATAGACAGCACGTTAGGATCTACTACACGAGGCATTAACAAGACGGTAACTGGTGGGCTTAAGAATCTAAACGGTGCGCTCTACGATATTCTTAGGGGCGATGTTAGTGGTGGGGTTAATAAGATTATATCGACACCGGATCAAGTGATGGGGAACCTAGGCAAAGTCTTTGGTCCCATTACGTCTGGATCGATTCTTAGGTCCCCAGGCTTCTTCGGTGGTCTAGACGGACCCAACATAAATCTGGGTTCGCCTCTTACTGAAGGTAATGCCCTTGCTGGTGCGCTGGCTCGGTCAGATCCACAGATGTCATTCAACTGGTATGCGGTAATGCCCGTTATTCTGCCACTTAATGGTGCTGCTGAAGGGTTACCCTGGTACTACGTTGAGGAAGCCACAACTCCCTTTAGGAACTTTGATACCAGAGCCATCTTTAGGGCTGGCAGGAATAAGCATTATGTAGGCACCGTGTATAGTGTGGATTCCCTACGCTTATCGATATACCAAGACTCTACCAATAGGGCACTGCGATATCTACAGGCATGGAATAACGCTATTCTCCAGAACACGTCCAGCCAAAATGCTGAGTTCAATGGTGGTGCTTGGGGTCGACCCTCAGCCTACAAGAAGCCGATTCTAATATACCTGATGAACTCTGCAAGGAACGTGATAGCTGAGCTGGAATATACGGAGTGCTGGCCCCAGACCATAGATGCTTATTCGCTGAATAGTGGCTCATCTGACCGGGTAGTTAATCACGTTACGTTCTCTGTGGGTGATGTTTACGTCAATCTGTACAATGTTTCTAATTCCTCTTTGTTCAACCCCATTGAGTCTCTAAGCCCTGGTGAAGAGTTCCTCTAATAGAAAGTGTCTATGACTACCCAGTTTGAACCATTCCCGCCTGAAAGACAGCAGGCTATTGAACAACGTGTAAAGGCACGTGAGCCATACCAAAGCCCACATCTGCCTGAACAAGCCCGAAAGCCTAAGGTCCACGCACAGGGTTTGACCAGTCAGGCACCTATACAAGAGCCTACGATTCCGGTATCTACGCCAGGCTTCACCAACCCAGTGGCAGAAGCAGAGGCCGTGCTGATCGACCTGCCCAGTAATTATGTGTTCTACGAGTTCAAGGACCTGTACATCAAGCCCTTTAAAGGTCGTCATCTAGCCAAGTTAAGCCGGGCTTCGGATGAAGGTTCCTTCCTGCAGATAGTGGAAGTCGTGTCTTCGGTATTGAGCAATACACGAGGAGACCAGAACTTGGCCTTCGACTTGGCCTTACCAGACTTCTACTTTGTTCTGTACTGGTTGAGACAGAACTCTTATACCAAGTATATGTACACACATACCACAACATGTGAGAACGAGGCGCACGTTAAGAAGGTAATGGATGGCCAACTTCCTCAAGACTCACTTGTGGTCTCAGAGATCGTAAGGAAGTCGAGTCTCAAGATCAACAAACTTGAGCACCTCCCCAACCCAGAACTGTATGTTCTCCAGTATCCGGGTGCTACCTGTAAGAGCGTTACAGCCCGCGACACTGTAGAGATGATGGAACACCCGCAGTTCGCCGAAGAGGACTTTAGGTATGCAGCAGAGATAGCGGCCTACTTAGACATAGGTCACCCGGCATCGCTTCAAGAACGTATAGCCGTGGTAGAGGATATGTGTGCTGATGACATATCGACTATCAAGGCATACGAGAAAGCCATTATGGATTATGGCGTAGTTGAGTCTATCAATGTGAAATGTAAGGAGTGTGGCGCGTCTTGGGTGAGTAAAATCACTCTCGACGCGCACTCGTTTCTTCCCAAAGCATAGTATGCAGGATATCATGGACAGACATGCTCTAATTATGTCTGAATTCCATGTGTATCTTCCTGACTCGGCGCCTGTTCATCAATTCCTGTATCTTAGCGATAAAGCCTATCAGATCAAAGAAGACAAGAAGAAGGCCGCCAAGGAAGGAAAAATTTATGTGGGTTGATTATTATGGCATTTAGAACCGATAAAGAAACTGCAAAATGGGCTGAAATACAGGGCGCGGCGTCCACTACCTTCGATAAGATGCTGGAGGGCGCCGCTACACCTCAGGATCTGAAAGGTTTGGGCACAGTCTTAGCCAAGTACGATCAACTGGCGGCCCAGCTGTTTGAAGACCAGATAGCCAGCGTTGAGGCTACGGCTGATACCATTGTTGACAAGCTCAATGCTGATCGTATTGCACTGGGTAAGCGACCCCTTACGCCTAAGGCACATGATCGGGTTTTCAAGCAGACATTCCAGCAGGTTCTTGCCGAGGCTACGGTAGATATAGTGGGAAGCTTGAAGGACTATATCACCGAGAAGTTCGATGAGCTTGAGGATGTCCTTGAAGAACGCCTTGATGACCAAGAGGAAGAAGTCGAAAGCATGTTCGACAAACTCCAAGCCGTCGTCAAGGCCACCAGGGACCAGAAAGAAGCCAAAGACACGTTCGATAAATTCGAGCAGATGGTCAATAAGAAGACGGACCAAGGTCCGTCCTTATTTGATCGATTCCGATCTCTTAAAGAGAAAGCCACCGAAGCAAAGTCTGGTACCCTCAGCAAAGTAACGTCGCTTTTCACCAAACCTAAGCCAGAAGCCTATGACTCACTAGAAGACTTTATGGTTGCCCGTGGTGTGAAAGACGATGCCAAGATCGGGGACGATATAAAGAAGACCACAACGGTCGCCGTAGATAACAAGATCAACAGGGCGGTGGAAGCCAACAATAAACTGCGGTCTTCTGTAGAAGATGAGTGGCGCGCTTATAAGTCAAGGTCAGAGAAAGAACCTGAAGAAAAGAAGGCCAGGGCATGGTTTAGAGAAGCCAAGCTCTGGCTCAGCGCGGGTAAAGACAAATTGGGGACCGCAGCTAAGGGTGCCAAAGGCTTCTTTGGTGGAGCCAAGAGCCTTATAAGCAAGCTGATGGCCCCTCTTGTTGTAGCGCTTACAGCCCCTCAATTGATCAAGACTATAGCGGATAACGTTAGGCAGTACCTCAACTTCGAGACGATATCCAAGTTTATGGGTGATCAATGGAAGTCAATTAAAGAAGGTGGATCCGCTATCATTGATTGGCTAGTTGATAAGGTTAGAGGTTGGTTCGGCTTGAAGGATGATAAAGGACCATCGTTGTGGGAGAAAGCAAAGGGTTGGGTGACCGGCAAAGAAACACCTAGCCCTGTTAAGGTTCCGGCGCCCACACCTGCGTCAGCCCGACCTAAGGTAAGCGCTGATGAAGCGAAGTCCAAGCTGCCTGAACTCCAGACCACATTGGCTTCCTTGAAAGCCCGTTTGAAAACGGCCCAACAGAAGGAGCAGGAAGCCAAACGTAACGGTACGGAGCTATCGTTGGAAACCAAAACTACTTTGGCCTACGCACCGCACCAGATAGCCAAAGTGGAGGCCGACATTGCTTACTATAGAGGTGCGGCAAGCCCTACGACAACCGCTAGTGTGGTAGCCAAGCCTGCCACGATGGTTTCTACCCAAAGCGTGGCACCTATGGGTGGTGCAACAAGCACAGGGCCGGCACCTGCTGCAATATTGGCGTCTAGTAGTGTGCCAACTACTACAGTAGTTCCGGAGGTGAGTGCATCATTTAAGGACGGTATAACGATACCTGACCCTGCGGTACAACCACCACAGGCAACACAACCAGAGAAGTCTGGTTTGGCGGCTACTAACGGTGTGTCTATCTCCAGCTTTGGCTTGAATCCTGGCGATGACATGCTGCATATGCTTAACATGGGGAGCTTAGTATCGTGAGCACCATAGCTAACGCACTGTCCTTTGTGCCCCGCAAGGAGAAGAGTGTCCAGCTGCTTCACGAATCAACCAAGACTTTGGCGCTCTCTGCTTCTTTATTACGAATGGTCAAAAGCGGGATCAGCAATAAGGAGAATGCAGACCGAGCCCATAATATAATGGGAATTGTTCTGCAAAGCCTTCAGCATCAGAGAGACAAGCCGGAAGAAGATGACGAAGAAAAATCTAAGGGGCTGAGCTTTAAGAGTATCCTGAAATCGCTTTTAACGTTTGCGGGCAGGCGTATAGTGATGGGGGCCCTGACGTTCATTGGTCGACGGCTAATCACCTACATAGTGAGGCCTATACTGACATTTGCAGGTCGTTTGGCTATGGCCATAGCCAGGAATGTTTTTCGAAGCTTGATCTTCGGCGTCATCAGGCCAATAATCGGGTTGGTTGCCGCATTTATCATTGGTAATCCTCTGACGGCTGCCATTATAGGTGGTACGTTATTGACTGCCGGTGGTCTGTATTGGCTATATAGAAAGTTCTGGGGTAAGAATGACGCAGATCATGTGCCAGCTAGGCTTACACGACAGGTAGAGCCGCCCCAGCAGGACATTAGCACTACCACGGCACCTGTAGAAGCCTCTCCCGTATACCAGCCGACCATAATGGAGTCCGCTAAGTCAGCGATTCAAACTCCTATATCGGCGGTCTCCTCGTTGTTTAAAAGCGAGCCCAAAAGTCAGAAGTTTCAAGGCTTTGGTAAGGACATGGACTCCCACATTAAGGAAGCCAGCTCTCGATTCGGCTTGCCTGAAGATGTGTTACGAGGCTTTATAAAGATGGAGGGCGGCTGGACTGGCAAGATGTCCCCAACAGGTGCTATCGGTGCTGGCCAGTTTATCTATGGTACGTGGAATGCTTTAGCCGCCAAAGCGGAGGGCAAAGCAATAGGCATGGTCCCTATTACCAAGCAAACGTTTAGGACTTCTGATGATCCTCGGCATGACAAGCGCATCAATACTTTGGCTACCGCTTTGTTGGCTAAAGAGAATGCGCGACTTCTTCAGAAAGCTAACCTGCCGGTGACGGGCGAAAATCTTTATATGCTACATAACATTGGGCCTGGCATTATACCTGTCATGCTAGGGCAGCCTGCTTCTAAAGCCACTTTATTGGCAATGCAGCAAAACGGTATGCTTAAGGGTCAAACTGCGGAACAGTTCCTGGTATATCAGAAGGGCAGGTTTAGCACACACTACGCGGCAGCCAATGAGAACACATCTGTGGTGGCTGAATCGAAGCCCACTATGGGCACCCCCGTTCTTAAGGGTGCTGCAAAGAGAACCGCAGTAATTGCGGCTACTGCTGAGGAATCTGATCTATCTGTGGCCCTCTCAGATAAGGTAAATCGTCAGATCGTGAAAGGTAAGGGTAAAACACTTCTAGAGGTATCATAATGGCGTCTACCAACCCTAATTATACGGTAACAATAATGACCGTGAATCCAGCTGAAGGCACACCAGTGGTGGTCAATGCTTATATGCCCCAGCAATTCACGTTCGATAGCCAATCAGAATACCAAGCGCCTTTCAGCCAAGGCGTATTCGGTGAGAACGCCTTGACTTCGTTAGCCCGAATGGGTGGCATAAGGCTCACTTCACAAGCGTTGACAGCTAAAATCTGGCAGGGTTCTACTGACACACAATTGGGTCTTGAGCTAGAATTCCAAACAGAAACGGATCCCGTGAAGGACGTTCGGGATCCTATATTGAAGCTCCTAAAACTTACGACACCACGTATGGACGTTAAATCAGGGATGTTGCAGTCTCCCGGTCCCCAACTAGACATACAGGCAGCCAAGGACATACTATCCGCCGCCAAGGATCAGTTTGTGGATACCGCTTCGTATGCTGGTACGGCGCTTGGTGAAGCTTTCGGACTCATTAAGCCCGCGAAGATGACCAACAGCGAGACCCAGGTTCTTAATGGTAATAACCAGACCCAAGGCGTACCTTCTAACGGTGGACTTGGCCAAGCCGAAGAGTGGAAACGTAGAATCAAGAACCAGATATCGATCAGTATTGGCCGCTATGCATTCTTTGATTCGGTGGTCATCACCAACGTGCAAAAGACTTATGAATCACAAATAGACGCACGAACAGGCTTACCTATGTATGCTCGGGTGGCCGTGCAATTCACGCCCCTGTTCTTGCTGCTACAATCCGATTTGGACAAGATATTTGCGCTGCAGGGCGCTCAATAAGGAGGTATAAGTGGCTGACGTATCTACTGATTATGATTGGGGACGTTATACGCCTGTTGACAACACGGGAACCAATCGCTCTGTATTCAAGAGTGCTTATAAGAATATACGGTTTGCTATACCATTCACCTCGACCTATGTAATCACAGAATCTGATTTGGCTAACCTAGCTGGTATGGCGTATAAACTGTATGCTGATGTTTCTTTGTGGCGTGTATTACTGACCTATAATGGTCTTCAGGATCCTATTCAAGAGGTTTACCCAGGAATGGTTCTGAAGGTGCCCGCTAAGGCCGATATTATTGCATATATGTCAGCCCAACAAAATAACCAGTTGCCTGCTTTTGTGATCTAACATGGGTTACCTATTACAAGGAGACTTAGAGGTCTCCGTGTTCATTGATGACCGCGAATACCCCCTACAGAACACCAACATTCTGGACTATCTGCTGATTGCCGCGTCGGTTGCCTACAAGCTGCCAACACTAAGTTTGGGTATCACTGATGTGCAGCACGTTATGGACAAAATGGGGCTTCAGGACGGTATACCTATAAGAGTTACCATCAAAAGCGGTAGTAGTGATACACAAACCTACCTGTTCCGTAAATTTAATCACACACGAACGTTTAATGGTGCGTCCTATGTGTACAAGATAACTGGCTATTGGGACGCGCCGCTATATTGGAATACCACGTCCAGTACATCAATACGGGGCACCAGTTCTTCGGTATTGGGGACTATAGCAGAGAAATGCGGATTGCTTTACGACGGACCTACAACGAATGACGCACAACTATGGGTACCACAGAATCTATCGTGGTCAACGTTCGCCCGTGACATAGCTCTATGTGGTTATATCGATGATGAGTCCTGTACTGGATTAGGTGTCAATCTGGGTGGCAAGCTGCTGTACCGAAATATCAATAAACTACCGCCTGCAACCAAGAAGATTGTGGCCTACCAATATGCAGCAGATGCCTTTACGGCTGTGGACATAGCAGCGGCAGCCGCATCAGGATTCAACAATGCATTATCTGGCTATCAGAACATGCGGTATGCTCAGTCTATGATTGGCAACATACAGACGAAGATCGATAATCTGGCCTTTAAGTCGGATTCGAGAGCGCCCTTGTATAACCAAGCCTTGAAGACCAAGTTGCAACGAGGGCCCGTAAGATTCGGACCCATTGACGTAGGTAACGTGCATCAAAACTATGAGAAAGCATCGTACCAAAATATAAGGTATCGTAATCTGTTTTCACAGAACTTGGAACTATTGATTCAGATGGCTACCAATCTCGATCTCATGGAGCTTGTTAATCTTAGTATTCAGAAGGAAGACACGACGCAAGACGTAGCCAATTCAGGCATCTACACTACCTACGGAAGGGCAATCTACATCAGAGGCGCAACTTACTCAGAGAAAATTTATGTGACTCGTCACGGTACGAATGAACAATATGTAGAGGGCTGATATGGGATTCAATAGTGTAAATGACCAGATAGGCGAGGCCGTAGAAGACTCCCAAGAGAAGAATTACCTAGTAGGCGTGGTGGTCGATAACGCAGACCCTTTGGGGCAAAATCGCATTAAGGTCAAGGTACCTAACTTTTGGGATCCTGCTGAAGGTGAGATACCCTGGGTAGGTCCACACCCTTATTCTCCGTTCGGTATTGGCGAAGGCTATGGTACCTATGGTTCGCCTGCAGTCGGCTCTGAGGTCAGGGTTCATCTTCAGAATAGCGATGCTAACTATGGTCTCTATGAAGCCTCCCACTATAGTAAGCCCAATCCGAAATTCTCCAGTCCACACACTTGGGGCTTCAAAGACCCATCAGGTAATGAGCTGTGGGTTAATATGGAGACCAATGCTTGGGAATTCACCCATAGCTCAGGTACAACGTTGAAATACAATGCGCAGGGCGATCAAACGCTGACCATCGTTAGGGATGAAAACGTAGAGGTGGGGCGTAACGCAACTAAGACCGTAGCAGGAGACGAAGCAACGACGGTCATGGGTGATGCCGCTAAAATGGTGCAGGGGAACTTATCGATTATCGTGCAAGGTAATGTCGATGTGGCCTCTTCAGGTACTGTGACTATCACAGGTTCTCAAATTAATCTAAACTAATATGCCGGCGATATCAAGACTAGGTGACGGTTCTAGCCACGGTGGAACCATCATATCTGCATCATCAAACGTGGCAGCAAATGGTATAGCCGTAGCACGTGAGGGCGATCTTCACGCATGTCCTATATCTGGGCATGGTGTCACGGCTTTAACTGCGGTAACAACTACACAACGTGTTAATGGTCAGCTTATTGTGACCGTCGGTGCAGTAGCAGGCTGCGGTGCCGTAATAGTGGCCGGCTCTTCTGATGTTAATGCTGGGTGACTAAATGGCTAATCCTACACAATACCAAAAGAGTCTCAATGGGGCAACGTGGATCGATGTTAATACTCGGTACACTGTGGACGCGTTGCCTGATCGATTGCCTGATACATTATCGATATCCAACTCAAGTCTTTACAATTTGTTCAATTGCCCCATAGGGGCCCGAGGCAAGATATTTCAACCAGAATATGGCTCTCTGTGGCATCATTTCTTGCAGGAGCCTATCGATGACACCACAGCTGCGGCAATGCGTATAGCGATGATTCAAGCGATAGCTCGCTGGGAACCTCGCATACAGCTTGACTATAGCAAGACCTACATACTTGCTATACCGGCGTTACCTGGTTATCAGGTTCGTATTACAGGCGTCGACACCTTAACAGGCGCACCTATTGATCTTCAGTTTCTGGAACAGCCATGACATTAGTTCTCTCTGATCTTACCTCTGATTTCGATGACTTCGCAAGTCAGTTCGAGACCTACTTGACGACCAAGCCTGTCTGGAAAGGCACGCTTACAACCCAAACCTCACAGACCTTGATTGAGCTTGTGTCTGCCGTTGGTGTCTTCATGCAGGGGCGGCTTGTTCGAGCCTATGAAGATGCCTTTGCGGAGACCGCACAGTCTGATGATGCTATTCGCGCGATTACTCAAATGCAGGGCCTACGGTTAAGCCGCAAGTTGCCTGCAGCAATAGAGGGGACCATTACTTCACCGGTTACTGCTACGCTAGACCCTCTTACTCAATTCCTAGTCGGTGGTCAATACTACTTTACCCGAGATCAAACTGATTTGGTTGCTAACGTGCCTCTAGATATAACGCTCTTTCAAGGGCAGATAGCGGCCTACGGAATGTCTGGCTTAGGTACAGACAACCAAACGTTCTTGAGCGAAGAGGATAGCTTTGCGGTCAGCGATAGAGACGTGCAGGTTCTAGTCAATGGCGTTATCATACCCAAAGCCTTTGGTAACCTGTGGAACTACAGAAACCTCCCTGCGTATTCGGATTTGACGGCCGCCGATGGCCGACTTCTTCTGGTATTCGGAAGCGCCCAATTCGGCACGGTACCTAAGATTACAGACAACGTGATTGTAAGGTATCCGATTACACAGGGCGAGGATGGCAATAACGAGAACCTGGTAGGCAAAACTATAGCAGTTGATGGCTTCCCGGCTATCAGTGGTACAGTGACCGCAAATCCTACAGGTGGGGCCAACGAAAAGCCCATACTGGCCTACAAGAACCTTGCTAGTGGCGCATTCGGCACATATGAAAGCGCGGTTACCAAAGCCCAGTATGGTGCTACTGTTGGGGTATATCCTGGCATCGTTGACGCATTCACACAGGCTCAGCGAGAGATCAATCCCGCTGCACTAGAGTGGATGAACGTTATACGGGTATCGGGATTAACTAGCTCACCGTGGACCCAACAGCAGAAAACAGACTTCTGCGAATTCATGCAGGAGGTAACGATGTATGCGCCTCGATTCCTGTGGGTTGATCCTATACCTGTGCTTCACAATGTAAGCGTATCCGTCTTCTGTTTTAATAGCGCGGTGCTCTCCAAGGTTCAGGCCGACTGTGAACTAGCCATCAGAAATCTGTTTGCGCCGAAACCTGGTCTGCTCATGACTAACTTCTATGGGTCTGATTTGGACCGAGTGTGTCGTATGGCGGGCGCAGGTGCCGTGTCGTATGTGATCGTAAACGAACCTACGGTACCTATGATAGTAACGGCCCCTCTAAGCCCCCAGCTGAAGTTCACGTTGGTATCAGGTGCAGGTGAACTAGGTACCTATATGTATGCATATGGCATATCCACGGTCAATATGGACGGCGAAGAAGGTGCGCCCACTAACTGGGTATTCCCTCAAGTGATATCGCCTACGGACATATACGCGATTCAGCTAGATTGGCAACCCATACCTGATACACAGACCTACAAGCTGTGGGGGCGTAAAGCTGGACAAATCGGCTTGATAGCGGAAATCGATGCAGCCGATCCGCTGACTTTCTTGGACGATGGTACTATCGACCCTGTAGGACCCCCGCCGAACCTGATTGTCAACACGCCTATCAGATATAACGTTCTTGGTGATCTAACAGTAACCGTAGCCTTTGCAGAGCGCCAGCAACGGATAGACAATTCGCCAACCCGTAGGATAGTCTAATGGATTCATACAAACAGAATAAGAGACTGGGGATTAAGGTCCCCCGATCTACACTTCTACCACCCTATCTACTTATCAACGACTATTTCACAGACTACGCCAATTCAATGGATGCTGTCTATGGTCCTTTGGTGGACGATAAGATTACGGCGGTAAGTAACCTGAGAAACATGTGGGTCCAGAATCCTGATATGGAGCTTACCATTCAGGAAAAGGAGATGGTTGACGTTAGCCAGTGGACAGTACCTGAGCGGGATATAGTAGTCAAGCAGGTGAACATGCTGGGCATGAAGTTGATGAATGCGGGTATCGTTACCGATGCTTCTTATCAGACCATCGCTCGATTCGTTGGCATCTACTGGTTTGAAAAGGGTACGGAAGCCTTCATTGAGTTCATCAACTATTGCCTGCGTAGTGACCTAAGGGTCCATAATCTGTGGACCGAAAATTATGTCGATTTCTTGCCTGAAGGTGACGCAGGTATTGGTACCCCTATATGGGACGGCGGTACTTGGTACCCTACAACCCATGTGGAAATCGAGGCCAAGGGTGGTCTGAAAGGCCTAGATATACGGACCCTACAATCTTTCTTCTACGAGATAGCCAATTACAATCTGGTTTTAAGGTCGATCGATTCCAGCTTTGATATGTATATTGTTGATCGATTTGAGCCCGATCACATTACGGCTGATATCGTAGCGATAGCAGGCTATGTGGTCAATGAGATAGCGATCAGTAACTTTAAGAGTTATGGTACGACGGCGCCACCAACATATGAACTAAATAACGGTGAATGGTTCCCTACTACATACCTTGCTATGGGCTCAGTTGACGTTGACTTCAATAGTGCCTTCTTATTGGGTCAGCCTACAGGTTGGATCGATCTAGGAGACGGCAAGAAAATACCTGTGTATAGCACGTTCAACAGGATAGTAAGGGACCAAGCAATCTTGGGTACCCAAATGATGGGTCGCACACTGCCGTTTAATGAATTTAATCTAGTGTATGGTCCTGTGACTTGGGCAAAGATACCAGGGTCTTCTAGAAGCAGCACACGGATACCCACTTTCTCGACTTCTACTTATACAGTTAAAGACGGCATTGCGGTATCAGCCCAAACGGTAGGTGCGCGACGTAATAACTTCCTTGTCAATCCTCTGGGCTTCGTGGAAATTGAGCCTGGGAAATTTTCTCCATACTGGTGATCTATGTCTCTTCATAACCCCCTTATATACGCGGATAAAACACATCGTCCAGTAGGCCCCGGCGAGGAATTACTTCCTACAGCTATAGCGGTATCAGCCCGAGGCGGTAACCTATTGGGTCGGGCCGATGATGGTCTATACGCAGGCTATAGCTTGGACCGCGATGCTTACTATGTCGCGGCTTCCGGTGTCGATGACCCTGCCTCCGGTTCTAGATCAGCGCCCTACAAAACATTGGAGTACGCGCTTGATCAACTGAATGCTAAGACCGCAGGTCATCGCCCTGCAGGTGCTGGCCCCCTCTTCACGGGTAACACGATTATCGCCCTAAAGGCTGGTGAGACGTTTACCATATCGAAGTTCTACTATGCACGAGGGAACTTAACCCTAACGTTCTGGGGTGATCCGCAGTACGGTGATTTCGATTCGGCCCGCATTCCAGTCGGTGGCGGCCCAGCAGGCGCTGACCCCGCAGTGATGACCGACCTCTTAAGGCCTATTATTCAATCCCTTACGGTAGGCTCGGAGGGGATGGGTTGCATCGCTAGTTTTGGCGGTGACCTAACACTTAATCTAATGGGGCTTAGAATACAGTTGCCGTCAACCGGTACTGGTGTAGGCGACTACTGTAACTTTGTAATAGCTACCACGTACTCACCTGTTAGGCTTCAACTATATGGCACCATAGTAAGCCGTCTAGATACCTCAACAGTATATGGTCTGTTTGGTATGCATGCACGATCCGGCACGAATATGCTAGAACAGTTTGCGTCTCAACTTACATATAACTGGGTGCCCATTGTATCAGGGGCACCAACTGACGTTCTTCTAACGAGGGCAAACTTCATTCGGTTCTATAAGGACTTCTTGGGCAACATACAGTCAGGTGGTAGTCTATCAGCTGGATCAGATGGCAGCGCACTAATGAGTCTAAGCTGGTCGGATGTTCCCTCGTTACCAGTTCAGCCAGGTAAAACTAATTTGAATACGTACCCGGCATTAGCCGATCCAGCGATGGGTCTTACCAATTACTTTACGGGCCTTACAAGGGATAATCAACAACGTCCGCTGAATGTGATTTCTGGCAGACTATTCTAAGGGGATTAAATGTCTGATTCAACTCCATTGTTTATTGTTACGGATGCTGGTCTAGCTGCTGCATCCGTAGCCACTCCGGTAGGTCCTTTTATACATATAACTGATTTCCGCATAGGGTCTGCTTGGGGTTATACACCGCTACCTACAGACACGGGGCTCAATGGTAATCTTCTATATGAGGGTGCTCCTTCGTCATATAGGTATGCAGGGGACAATACGATCAACATCGTGTGTAAGATTCCTGCAGATGCCGGGCCCTTCACATTCGGAGAGGTTGCCCTGTACCTTGAAGATGGCACGATGTTTGCTAAAGCCGTCTTCGATCATATGGAAACCAAGTATTCTAGCTTGGGGACCAACGTCTTATCGACCTATACTTTCAACTGCTTATTGAAACTCCAACAGTCGGTGGCTATCTTCAAGGTTGGTAATACGATGGACACAGAGCCTCCTGCTGTATGGGAAGTAGACCTGTGGTCCGATGTATATCCGCCCTCGTTGTCAGCTAATCCAGAGATACCAACCATATTGGTAGGCGAGCTTGATTCTAATGGCAATTCATCGTTTATCCACCGTGCTGATTCAGATCATTGGACAATAGGTACCAACTACACGTTGGTCAAACAAGTAACCCTTACTGGGGCTACCGTTGATTACGTTGATATTGCACAGTCTGATTTGGATCCCACGGTTCTGTCTGCATTAAGTGGCAAATTCGTTGTGGCCCTAGAAGATGGCTACATAAGGTCGGTGAATAACATAACGTCGGTTAGCAGCAACTATAGGCTGACGTTCAACCCAGAGCCTTTGTTTGATGCCCCATTAACAGGATCTACTGCCCTACTGTATGTGAACTCGCAGATCACTACGCTGACTCTGACAGGTGACATGAACGGCTCTGCCATACTGTTTGGCAACCAGGTGACCCTTAACGCTACCATTGCTAACCAGGCTATCCAAGGACGGGTCGCTAACTTCTCGACACCAGGGCCATTCGCTTTCACTGTGCCTGACAACGTAACTACACTCTACCTTAGTGGTTGTGCGGCGGGTGGCGGTGGCGGTGGCGCAGGTGGTGGCTACCCGTCTGGACCTACCCCATATGACTATATAGGTGGTGGAGGTGGAGGCTCAGGTGCGGCAGGGGAATCAATTGACTCTATGGCTATATCAGTGACACCTGGTCAAGTTATAACAGGTATTATCGGCGCTGGCGGGGTAGGTGGTACCGGTGCATTAGTAAACGTTTCCGGTAATGACGGTACAGCGGGCGGCAATACTACGTTTGGGGCCGTAACATTGATAGGTGGTGCGGCAGGCGAAGGCGGCAAAGGTCCTTCTGGATCTACAGCTGGTGGCCCTGGTGGGTTACCCAATGGTAATTTTGGGAACGACGGTAATCTTGGTGGTTCTGGTGGACCAGGGGTTAGCGGACCCTACGGTATCGGTGGTGGTGCAGGTCGTGCAGCTACTGAATCTGATGCCTCAGTTCTTGATGGTCGAGATGCTACTGGATTCGGCTCGTCAGGCGGTGGAGGCGCTGGGATATACTTTGATGTTAATAGTGGTCCAGCTGGGAATGGTGGCGACGGTGCCGGTGGATTCCTAAGGGTGGAGTGGTAATGAAGAGGATAAACGCAGAGATCTTATACTCAGAGATAGCCGCAGAAGGCAGTGGTCTATATGTATGGGTATACCCAAACGAGAGGTCTGTTTTGGAGCTCCAACGTTTAATCGAAGGGGCCCCATTCAAGACTAAGAATAGTGCTGACTTCCACTGCACTGTAATACACAGTAAGCAGTTGGCACCCGATGTAAAGCCTATGCCAGATCAAGTATGTGTGGGTACTATAGGTCAGATTAACCACTGGGTAGACCACAAAGGGCGTAACATAGTGGTAGCCGCAGTTGATAGTCCAGACCTGAAGGCCGTTCATAACGATTTGGCCGCCCAGGGATTGAAGCATGGATTCCCAGAATATAACGCGCATATAACGCTGGGGCACGATATCGATCTTGATGCGCGTACTAGGATATGGTTAGCGGAGACCAATGAAGTGCTAGCCGCGAAGCCCTTGCCTATAGTATTTGATGGTATCCTTAGAGGTTCCATGACTGCATAGCCGTAATAAAGGCCAGGGTGAAATCACCCTGGCCTTTTCCATTTAGAACGTCCCTTCGTTGATGTCTGGTAAGTCCGCTAACTCTAAAGCCCGGAATGTAGGATCCGCGTCTCCGCCTGATGCAGGTCCCATGTACATAGTATTGGCCCCAACTGGAACTACGGTAGCTGCAATAGCGTCATCCACATAAAGCTTATTGGCCCCATGAGTATCTTGGGTGGGCGTGTAATCTAGAGTTACTACGTCCTCGAAGGTTACGGGCCCTTGGCATTAACAGTCACAGATTTATATGTACCCGCACTGACTATGCTTGGTAGCGTAACGTTTACGGCCGAGGTTGTACCGCTACCAGACACGTCCCCAGTTACAGTCAAAGGCATGGATCGAGGTTTGGGCTGTACTACGTCCCCACTACTATTCTTTATGAATAAAAGCTCGTCTGCCGAGTTGATAAATAGTTGCCCATTTCCTATTTGTTCAGATAAGGGCACTCTCCCAGGCACTATTGAATTACCATGTATTACCTTCTTTCCACTTAAAGCCATTTTTAGTCCTCTTTCTGATCTATTTTAAATGAGGAATCGCGTTAATTGAGAAAGGCTGGGAATTCCCAGCCTTTACCTATTGCACCTTGATGTAGGGCACCATACCACTGGCTATTGGACCTAGCAGGGGTAAGTTGAACTTTGTTGCATCTGGTTCAAGCAGTTTGGCAGTCTGTGTGTAGTTGGAAGCCAGAACTGGCATTACGCCACCACCATAAGCTGCACAAGACCAAGTATTACTCTCATTGGTAAAGCTTACGGTTGTCCAGGTTCTACCATCAGCAGACACAGCTGCCACATCGTTGTTACCAAACATCCAGAATCGAGAGCCGTCCCAAGCTATTGAAGTCCAAGTGGAACTGATGGGCAATGTGATAATATCCCAAACTGTACCGTCTTGAGACACAGCACACGTATTACCTGTTTTAATAGCCACAAAAACAGTACCATTCCAAGTTAGACCCACCCAGCTACCTGTTGGAATTGTTCTCTGAGTCCAAGCGATTCCATTTGTGGACGTGAAACATATATTGTTACCTACAATACAGAACACACTGCCGTTCCATTCTATGGCATTACATACGGCGATGACTGGTAGAGTTCTACCTGTCCAGGATGTGCCGTTAGTGGACGTGGCATAGTTAGTTGTCGATGTCAGAGCTACGGCAACGAATATACCATTACCGTAGGCAACACTGGACCAGGCTTGAGATACACCTAGAGAACCAGATGACCACGAAGTACCGTTAGTGGACGTGAACACTGCATTAGATACAGCGCCTCCACCTATAGCACAGAATATAGTGCCGTTCCATATGATCTTTGCCAAGCTTGCTGCTGATGGAAGCGTTCTCTGAGTCCACGTAATACCATCCGGACTAGTAGCATACGCATTGGTGGTACCTACAGATACAGAGGTCTGAACCGCACAAAATAGAGACCCATTCCAGGCCACTGATCCCCAACGACCAATCTTTATATCGAAATTCGCCGCTGTCCAGGTGGTTCCATTCGTGGACGTAGCTCCAGCAGTGGTATTGTAGGCCTTACAGTAGAACACCGTGCCGTTCCAGGCTACTGTTTGCCACTGTGCCGATGATGGCATACTGGCCGTAGACCACGTAATTCCGTCAGGAGACGTAAGTACCAACGTAGTACCAGCCACACATACGAATATAGAGCCGTTCCATATGATAGTATTGGATCCACCTGCGGCACCAACAGATGAAGTTGCCGCACCCCAGTTTACGCCATCACTAGAATAAAGAAACGATGCGGTTGCTGTACTAGATACAGCAAATACAGTACCGTTCCAAGCTATTCCTGGACGTGTGGCGCTCGTTGCAAAAGTTCTGGATGTCCACGTAATGCCATCCGGACTCGTCATGTAAGTATTGGTAGCGACGCTCGATACAACACAAAACAAACCGAGAGACGTAGCCCACGCTACATTGTTCCACGAACCAGATATAATAACCTGTTGAGTCCAGGTAGCACCGTTGTCATCACTTGTTGCGCCAATAGTACTGGCAGATACTAAAGCGATTAATCTACCTGAATTGTTTGAACCAACTACAGTCCAGTTGCCGGCTGCTGGCAGTGTTCTAGCAGTCCACGTAATACCGTCAGGGGACGTAATACATTGATTGCCACTATTTGGCACTGCACAAAACACACTACCGTTCCATGTGATACACCGAAATGGAACATCAACAGGTGGCCGTATTACAGTCCAACTGGTTCCATTAGTGGAATATGCTATCAGTGAAGGTGCAGCCACGCACACAGCAGCAAACATAGAACCACTAGCAGCTATAGACGAGAAAGCCACGGCACTCTGTGTACCAGCCATAGGTATAGAGGTAGGTGTCAGACTATCTTCTGTTATTACATCCGACAAGTCTGGATAGGCTGATCTTAATTGAGCGGATCCATCACAAACCAGATAGTCTTCTTCTGGAGTCAGTACGCCGCTAGGTGCGTCGATAATGATACCGACAGGCATACCCTCTGTAGTGCCTGTCAAAGCTAAAGTTACGTCACCAGTACCGCTGTCAGCACCAGTACTACTCGTAATCTCAACTCCGTCACCTGCTATTAGCCTACGAATTACAGACTTACCTTCAGTTGAGACATTGAATTTGCTTTTGGGCAGTACCGATAACTGTTGACCAGTATATTCTGTTTTCATTACTCATCCCATCGTACTTGAGGTGGAAAATTAAGGTCTCTTGGTATGATATAGGGTACATCGAAGCTTGTGGCATCTTCATTTATAGCTATAGAGACACCACCCATGTCCCCTACTATACATAAGGCACTGCCATTGGAGCCCACACCTATACTGCTATGGGTGGCAGCACTTACAAGCCTAGGCTTCCAGTTTATACCATCAGCACTCGTAGCATATCGCGTTCCATTTGCAGCCGCTATACAGAACACACTGCCATTCCATGTGATAGCTTGCCAGTCAACGCTATCAGGTAGGGTAACGGTGGTCCAGTTAGCACCGTTAGTCGAGATAGCTGCTACATTACCTGCAGCTATGGCACAGAACACACTGCCATTCCAGGCTATGTCTCTCCAAAATAGTGATATCGGCATGGTTTGAAGTGTCCACGTAATACCGTCAGGGGACGTGGCTGCTACGTTAGAGGAGGTTGCTGCACCACCTACTGCACAGAACACAGTACCATTCCAGGCTATAGCAGCCCAGTTAGAGGCTCCCATACTACGAACTGTCCACGTAGCGCCATCAGATGACGTATAAGCTGAGGAGGTGTTACCTATTATGCAGAATATAGAGCCGTTCCACACTATATCAGTCCACGTAGCGCTCCCACCCAGAGTTCTTCCTGTCCACGTAATACCATCAGGACTTGTAATAACGTCTGTGCTACCGCCGACAGCGCAGAACAAACCGCCGCCGTATGTAATAGCAGCCCAGTTAGACGTCCAAGGCATTATTTGTTGGGTCCACGTAATACCATCCGTGGATGTTGCTGCTCGCGTAGAATTAGGTGACAGAGCACAGAAGATAGTACCAGTGCCAACTATAGGTTTCCACGAAAGTATTCCAGAGGCAGCAATCTCTCTATTGGTCCAATTAATACCATCAGTAGACGTACCGGCTGTATAGGGTGAGGTAGAGAACGCACAGAATACAGTTCCGTCCCATGTCAGGGCTCTAAATGGAGCACGGCTTGACATAACCGACGCAGTCCACGTAGCGCCATGATCAAGACTGTAGGCACCTACACTAGCAGTAGTAGCAGCCGTAGCAACTACAAGCCCACTACCGTTAGAAGCGAGATTGGTCCACGTTGAGGATCCTGGCATCGTTCTCTGGGTCCACGTTGATCCATTTGGAGACGTGGCAGCGATAGACGAGTTTGAACCTACAGCACAGAATAAACTACCAGTCCACGTAAGACCTTGCCAGTTCGTACTTACCGGCATAGCCTGTGTGGTCCAAGTAGCTCCATCGGGAGACGTAGCTGCAATGCTGCTGGCATTGGCTATGGCACAGAACACAGTTCCGTTCCAAGCTATTCTAAACCAAGTTGCTGATGAAGATATGGTTCTAGCTGTCCACGTAGCTCCATCTGGAGATGTTGCAGCAACTGAAGAAGCTCCTGAATAACCAGCTACTGCACAAAAGACAGTGCCGTTCCAGGCTACTGATGCCCAGTTTTGAGAAGAGGGCATCGTTCTGGACGTCCAGGTAATACCATCTGGGCTTGTATAAGCAGCGCTGCTATTCTGAAGAATGACCAAAAATACGGTACCGTTCCAAGCAGCGGCTTGAATACTACCTGACCAAGGCGCTGTTCTGGATGTCCACGTAGAGCCGTGATCAGAGCTAGTGGCATACGTATTACCACCACTTGTGAACCCCAAAATAATGCTGCTATTACTTACCGCAGCCGAATAGTTTAAGGTCAGAGGAATCGTAGAATCAATCGTTGATGTCTGATTTACGTAAGAATTCTCTGGTGTAATGGCAGACAAGAGAGGGTAAGTCGACCTAAGTTTGGTAGAGCCATCGCAGGCCAAATACTTGAGGGGATCTAATTCGGCAGCCATACATATCTGGCCCACAGCTACCGTAGAACTCATCCCCCATACCGTTACATCGCCAGTTCCACTATCAGCTCCTGTACTGGTTAATGCTATCCCAGGTCCGGCCATAACTCGTCTAATTACTGCTTGTCCTGGTGTGGACATATTCAAGTTAGACCGCTCTATACCCTCGTCTTTGAATTGCTCATCATTCAGTATAGTATTCATAATGCCTGTATTAGAACTGGATAATAGGCTGCCTGCTGAGGTATATTAGGCAGGTAGAACTTTGAGTTATCTTCGATTCCTCTGATTACTTGAGCTGTTGTGCTACTAGTTACAGCGCAAAATGTGGTTCCTCCAGATATTGCTCCGACTGAAGTCCATGCATTAGCTGTATTGATATCATATGAGGTCCAAGTAGCACCATGATCCCTACTTATAGCACTTGTTCTCGAACTACTAGATAAGGCCCACAGAAGATTAGAGTTGCCAGCTATTGTTGCCCATGTTGTGAAAATGGGCAGTGTTCTAGCAGTCCACGTAATACCGTCAGGGGACGTGGCTGCTATAGCCGTACCGGAGCCGCTTGTACCACTCGCTACCGCACAGAATACAGTACCATCCCAAACAACGTCTAACCACAACAAAGCAGCAGGCATGGTTCTAGCGGTCCACGTAATACCGTCAGTAGAGGTTGCAGCAACATTGCTACCTGCTGATGTTCCAGATATCGCACAAAACACAGTGCCGTTCCAAGCAATAGCGCGCCATTGTTGGGTAGTCGGCAGTGTTCTAGCTGTCCAACTAAGACCATTGGTGGAGGTTGCAGCAACAGTGCCGTTAGCAGACGAAATGGCACAAAACACAGTGCCGTTCCAGGCTATATCAAACCAGCCGGAAGACACCGGCATGGTACCTGTACTCCACGTAATTCCATCAGACGACGTGGCTACTAGGTTACCACCTGTTACCACCGCACAAAATATAGACCCATTAGACGTAATTGCATTCCAAGGGTTTGCGGTTGTTGGCATTGTTCGGGTGGTCCACGTAATACCATCCGGGGATGTAGCCGCCGTGTTGTTTGCTCCATTGATGGCACAGAAAACCGTACCGTTCCAAGCAACATTAGACCAGTTCTGTGTGGTACCCAGCATAGAACCAGCTGTTGGCTGAAATACAGTAGTGGGAAAAAGGGTGGCCAACTGTGGATAGTCGGCCACCTCTTTAACTGATCCATCACACTCTAAGAATGAGGGACCCAACACGCCGGACCGGGCTTCAACTAATTGACCAACATTACCACCACTGTTTGCCACGCTAATGTTTACATCACCGGTCCCGGAATCCACACCCATGCTATTGAGTTGGATTCCTGTGCCGGCTATTAAACGTCTAATCATAGCACTACCCGGGGTAGTGGCATCCACCAAATCCCGGGTAATCGCCTCGTCTTTTACTTGACTACCAGTCCCTTGTGTAAGCATTTTACGTCATCACTTGAAGTAGTAGGCCCGCAGTTTCTCGCCAGTTTCGAGAATAACTAGGGTTGTGATTGTAGTACCGGATATCGTGTAGTCGTTACCAACACCAGGCTCCAGCAATTGACCATTGCGGTACAGCATCAAACCGAAGGGTGCATTGGCCAACGTGAACGTGGTATTGACACCATTCACAGTACCGCTGGGTGTTTCATTGGCAACGAATGCATCGTATTTCAGGAAGCCAGTACCGGCAGTGGTATTAATCGAGGCAACACCAGCGTCATCAACGGCGATATCACCAGTGATAGTAGTGAATGCTGCTTCGCCAGTGCTGGTAGCAAGCATTACTTGACCACCAGCACCATCAGTGATCTTTACGCCGTCAGGGCCAACAGTCAGGCCGGGGCCATCGGCTACAACGCTGAATTCAGTACCAGTGAGGTCCAAACCGTCACCAGCGGTATAGCTAGTCCCACCACCGCTTTCGATCTCAGACCAAGCAGTGTCGGTCGTGTCCACGGTGATTGTGCCAGTAGTGGTACATACCCACTGAGTCGGCGCGCCAGTACCTTCCGTAACAACTACAGTTGCGCCTGCACGTTGAATCGAAGCTGTAGCCCAGAATGCTGGACGTGTCCACGCACCACCATCCACAACAACCCAGGGGCCGTTTTCAGAAGCATCGGTTTGACCTGTTGCCAAAACATAATCACCATCAGCTACAGCAACGCCGTTAACTGTTTGCTCATTGGCCAAAGTCAGATTGGTAGTAGCGACAACCTTAGCAGATGGCTTGGAAGAAACTTGGTTGACCAAGTCCTGACCACTTTCTAGATTCAGCGCATCACTAGGAGCAGTAGCCGGCGGCAGGCCCGTGACTTTAAAACCATCGGTGTCCCAATCGCTTGTCAAGGGAACAGAACCGTCAGCCTTCAGCAAAGATGTCCCATCTTGTACGTTAGCTAACGGCAGGACCAAATCACTTGCTAACTGCGCCAACTCAATTGAGTCGTCAAGTATCTGGGTATTACCGCGGATTTTTGTTTGTGCCATGTTTATTCACTCCTAAAGTAATTGAAGATTACAACATCGCCCACCATTAAGCTCAATGTGGAGGGCAGAATTACCGTCTGACCTGACAAACTATAGGATGCAGACGACTGAGCTAATCCATTTATAAATAGACTATGACCATCCGAGTTCATAGGATTGGGTACGTTAATCGTATTTGCACCAGCACTTGTGATGGTCTGTTCTATAGTGTCTGGTACACCGCCTCCACCGCCATTGCGCTGAAAGCCTACAATTACACCGCTGCTATTCTTGATGTACAAGACCTCATCAGCGGTGTTAATGAATATCTGACCATCCAGCATCTGACCAGCATCTGGAGCTTCCCCTGATACGCTGGTCCTACCGTGTTGAAGCTTTCTTCCAGTTAGTGCCATTTTGCAAGCCTCTCAAAATTAAAAATTCGGCAAGGCACATATAGAGCCTTATGTAAAGAGCTACATATGTAAGTCCTTTGTCATCAATAAAATTTTGCCTAAGCATATGTTCCTTCGTCTAGAAGATCATCAAGATCGCCCCAGTCACCGTCCATTCGAACATAAGGTTTACCGTCTATAGGGGCCTCTGGTATACCTGATGTTGTATCAGCAATCCACGTTGTGAGGTCTGCTTGTAGTATGTAGGTAGTATCGTTCTCTAAAACACGACAAGCCATGCCTGCCGTTCTTCGGGCTGCTGGCAACGCATTACGGGCCACCAACGTAGCTGCTTCATGCCACCCACCTTTACCGTAGGTCGAGAAGTGGGTAGGGAAATCCTGATTGTTCTTTGGTGCTATATGGGTTATAAGGAAGATGGGCATCTCACGCTCCTAATACTGTTACGGTGGTCAACCCTAGCCCAGAGTTTTCACTTCCATACACGTAGAAAGGTACCACGCTATTATCGTCCATAGTCATGTTTACGGTGGCCACCAGAACTATGCCACCAATGAAACCATTGACCGAGAACTGCGAGGCCCCCAATGACACGGGGTAGCAGTAGTAAATATTCTCCCCTGCTCCCGCATTCACTGTAATGGTCTGGTCTTTATTGCCGTTACTGCCGTTGCTGAGGCTCCGTATAAAGTCTGCGTCATACACAGAGGGTTCTACTGCTGGGCCCCAATACAGGGTAGCTTGAGGTATCTTCGTGCTCATTGTGTTGATGTACACCCTGGCAACTGTGCTTGAGCTATTGTTGGTCAAAGTGAAGCCCGTCAGAGGATTGTCTAGACATAACATTCGAGATACTACGGCATTTATTTCACCGCTAATAGCCTGACCAACGAAAGCCAAGGGACTCGAAGTAGATACCACAAGGTTGGCCACGGCTTCCGATGTATTGGAGACGTAAGACTCTCCAGGCTTGAGTTCGACATAAAATTCAGCAATCCGAGGATCAGCGCCCATATATAGTGCGCTATAAGAACCGGAAGCCATTTGAATTTGGTTACGCCCATGTGTAACCTGAAGCTTTATGCCGAATGAAATCTGTGGGGCAGGTATGCTGGTAATCATTCACATCTCCGTGCTAGTTTAACTTTCATCTCCTCGTATTCATCTCTACAAAGACTATCGCAGAATACCTTCGGTTCCTCTAAAGGGTCCTCACAATTATAACAATGACCGTTGTATGGAAATTTTTTGATCATTGCTTTAGCCCGGGCTTGATTCACTAACTGCTCGTTCTCTAAATCGTTCAAGTCAGAGCTTATATCTGCGAAGTCCATGGTTGTCCCCTTATTGAATAGCAAAGAAGTAATATGTTTCACCACTATTATTGATCGGTGAACCACCTCCCGGTTGTAGCAAAGTGAAACCCGCACTGTCTCGTGCTAACAGGGGATCACCTCCAACTTGAGCCCCATTAGTATCGGCCAACAGATAAGGTGTTGTTGCACCTCCCATCCCTCTATTCTTATTAAATATGTACCAATGACCTGTTAATGCGCTCTTTATTATAACCCATCGGGCACCAATGGAGAAATCACAGTCAATATCCTGTTGTGCAGCAGTGCCGACGTAGGAGCCTGATTTAGAGTCAGGCCCATCTGAAAATACATACAGTATGTAAGGTTCACCCACAGCATTGACCGCACTGCTGGTACCTACTCCGAAGGTTGTACTTGTGTGAGTACCCCATACAGTAACATCGTTAGTCACTGGATCATCTGTATCCAACGTCAGATAGTTAGCGCTGCCTAGCGCTCCAAAATATACACATAGACTGGTTGGCATCTCAAGTGCTTTGGCTATAGCAAACGTAGGTAAAGACTCTAATATGTGAGCCAAATTCTGAGCACTACCGGTGCCTTCATACGGTACTATGTCGAAGAACTCGGCGCCTATTTTAAAACTCTCAGCATCGAACTCCTCACCTACCGCGTTCACATCAACGCTAGATCCTAAGGTGAAACCGGGTCCGTTAGAGGCAAAGCTATTATTGAAAGCCGTAAGACCATCGTTGTCTTCGTCCTGAGCAGCAGGTGCAATCAGCAGCTTGTAGTTACCATATAGTTCCTTTCGTACTGTATCCCAGAGTGTATGAGGTGTGGTAGCCGTATAGCTTTTTATCCACACTAAACCTCCACCCTTTAGTGCCTGCAGGATACCCATTGTGTACACAGTAGTAGAGCCCGATATTACCGTTTGGACCAATACGAACCGGCCACCACCATACGCCATAGACGGATAAAGAAAGCCTGTGGGTAGTCCTGTCGTCTTGGGGGTCCAAGTAGCACCGCCATCGTAGGACACTGCGCTCTCTATTACGTTACCTACAGCCGATGATCTATTGGTGGCTACAAATATACCTGCGCCATAAGCTATGGCCAAGCTAGCCGACGAGAATGTAGTACCTACATTGTTGAAAATGATTACTGGCGAGGACCATGTAACACCGTCAGCAGAAGTTCTACACACGCCCCGGTTGCTCGCATCTCTATAGAGGACTATAAACAAGCCAGAGCCAAAAGCCGCATCAAAGAACGTTCCGGTCAAAGAAGTTGTCGACCACGAGGAGCCATTGTTAGACGTAACGGCTACATTGAACAAACCTGAGCCGAAAGCAAGGACCAGAAACTTCCCATTACCGAATACAACACGACCAGGGGATACGCCTACTGCTGGTCTAGTAACGGGAGTCCAAGTTATGGTATCTGTGGATATAGCAGCTATAGTTGCACTGATAATGAAGAACGTATTGTTCCCAAAACCAACGTTCTTCCATATCGAGTTCGTTACGGTCCTCAAAGTCCACGTAATCCCGTCTGGGGAAGTAGCAACTCTATTGTGATTAGCAGCAGACAACCCTTGAGATACGGCAACAAACAAACCGTTGCCAAAGCATATGTCCGCCCAATATCCTACACCTGACTGTATGATATTAGAATTCCAGGTTACACCGTCAGAGGATACTCCAGCGTAATCCTGTACATTACCGTTGGTTACCGCAACAAACTTCCCACTACCATAGGCAACTCGATTGAAGCCCACACTAAATGGGCTAGCAGAGCTTGTTCTTGGTGCCAAGGTTGTAGACGATTGCCAAGACCCCACATTGGTATCGAAGTCCAGCCCTGTTTTCAGCGTTTGGGAACTACCAGTCCCAGGGAACAGATTAACCCTGAATAGCCGGTTTAGTACGTTCCCTCCTGCTGACATGAACTTCTTTAGGAGACTCATGTGTAAGTACCTTCATCTATATCAGAGGGTGTGCTTATGATTATCGAAGATCCTGAGCTGTTGACTGTTATATTGGACCCCGCTGCAATACTCACTGATCCTGTTTTGCCATTGACTGCGGACACTCCACCACCAGCGCTACCTACTCTGCGAACCCCATATACATTGGGGCCTGCTTCCAACGTCAGCGTGTTAGCCAACACGCCGTTTCTGTACACTGTACCATCGGTAAGCTCTATGTCTTCGGACAGATCAAAGTAGATTGCTATATCATCGCCCTTGATGATCGATTCGCTTATGTTCACCAAAGGTATAACAAAACGCCACGTACCATTATCCAATACGTACATGCCACCTGGGAGGTTACCTATGTCGCGGGTCAATACATAGGCAGCTGTTATCTCACTAGGTGAAGGAACCGAATCAGAGAAAGGTGCAATGACCTGACCTTCAGATTCATTCTGAGTCAACGCTATGGGATAGTAAAAGTTAGCCACGTTATTCAACCTTATTTAGAATGTTTAGGACTTTTAATCTCTCGGGAACCGTTACAGCAGAACCATTAATGACTGTTGTTGCCTTGGTAAACATATCGGCATCTGCTAACACGTTCATCTTATTATTGTTCCAGAACCACCCAGCGGTAAGCATCGCATCAAGGGGTGCAGCAACTAGGTCTGGATTGATTACGAAGCGGTCATCATCGTATAGATCCTTGCTGCACTTCCTGTAGTTATCGAAGAAGGTCAGATGAAATGCACCACGCCCTCTATACTTGAAGCCATCGCCAGATTCAGGGCCCTTATTGCCTAGTCTGTTGGCGTACACTAGGTTGCCCAGCTTTTCGGAATTCTTGATATAGTCCGGTGCCCAAGCTTTGCCCACGTTCGCCTTATCCATAGTGAATCTCGTAGGCCACACGGCTACCAGTCGCTCAGGCGTAGAGTAGTAGAGTACTTCCACAAACTTGGTAAAGTTCTCGGTTTCAAACATAGCCTGGGCTATGAAATACCGTTGACGCCTCGGCGTATTTATTTCAAATCGAGCACAAGTTTCCTTTAAGGCCTCTATAAGCTTGTCTGGATCCTTGGCTTGCGGTGCGTAGGTCAAAAGCTTCTCTATTATTGTCATATCTACCTCACGTTAAGAACTGCCAGCACGAACTCTTGTTGTTTCCACGATATAGGGTTCAGTCGATAAGACACCCAGAGTATGACATTGTATTCCCCTGGTTCTAGCCTGCTGTCGGTCAATACCTTATACTGTGTTCCCTCTATGAAGGGCTCTATTGGAGACTCATATACGGTTTTTCCTTCCAGGTCTATTAGCTTATGTCTAAGGAACGCCTTGCTGTCAACTGATACGGGAACGTCCACCACAGATAAACTACCTGAACGTTGGACTACGTTTCGAACAGGAACCAAAGCAAAGGCTTTTGGAGGTTGAGTGGCCCAGTAAACAACTACTCCAAACGTGATCAAGCCTACCAGGGCTAGAATCTTTTTCATTTGCTTTTCACATTTATCTGGGCGATCTCCATTTGAATTATCCCCGTCTGTTGAGGACTCATAAGGTATTTAACATCGGCCACCAGCTTGTAATCCCCAGGTGGTACTTCACGAGGAATCTTGAACAACATGTTACCGAACTCCGGGCTGTTCTTGATATCTGTGGAAGCCTCTGGGTAATCATAGACAATCCGACCTACCCCGTCTATCAGGTAAAGCTTGTAGGCTATACGCGGTGAATTAGCAAACCAGGGTACATAGACTTCAGCATCTGTACCTGCGGAAGCCGCTACACTCGGCCTCGAAGCCAAACTCTGTGATACCTTAGGGTACTCTAATATCCACATAAAGCTTGCACCGCTTAGAGCAGGCACGCAAATCAGGGAAAATAAAGTAAAAAGTCCATCCGCTACTTCACGGACAGACCTTAAGCCAGCTACTATGGTAGTCATCATTACTTCCCCTCCTCGTCCTTAGTGAGACCAAGACGTTTTCGGTAGAAATTTTCGAATTCGGACCACGTTCGATTACCCATCATACCTCCAATGGAAATCAAGATAGCCATTAAAGGACCTTGAATTGACATCATTTTGCAAAACCAAAAAGTTAGGAGACCGGTGTAGCCTGCGGTCAATACGGTTACTATTAGAGGCCGGAGTTTGAGTTGATCCCCGTTTAAAAACTTTATTAGCCCTCCCACACTAGCTAATAATATGGTGAACGCATATTC